TTTAATGTATTAGTGGATGTATTAAACCATAACTGACCCTTTAAAGGATTAGCAGGTGGACTGCCACTAGCCCAACTTTCAGCAAGACGAACAAAGTTTGTGTTGAAGGTTTGCCCGTAACCCGAATAACTGCGACCGGGTAATCCTAGACTGGTACTAGTAGTATTGATTGTACCGTCTTGAATAGTAGTTAACGTACTACCGTTACTTCTAATAATTGTATATGCCATTTGCTTGTTGCTCCAGAGTCTTTAAATATTTATCTTAAATTGTCACTACGTTTGTCAAGCTTTGAATCCTGATCGTGTAGTCCAATTGTATCTGTCTGTTCAAACTTTTTTGAACTGGGTGAAAAATCACGTGAGTTAGTAGTCTTGTTTGCTCATTACCCGACGAATCCATACCGTATCCAGCTAGAATACCCATTTCGTCAAATGTATATAATGATTCAATTTGAGTGCCATTGTCAAAGGCTGTTTGTCCACTTGGTTCACCAAAGTCTAATAGACATTGGACAACAATATCAGTGTAAACTTTACCAGTGACATGACTAATAACCATTTTGTTTCGTGAGGGGTCAGTGTTTAAAATACTAGTATCATCTACGATTTTAGTGTAGGTTTGATTGTACAAACTAGCATTCACACCCACTGTATTTGGGGGCAGATATGTGATAATTCCAGTGTCATCAACGCTTGAACCACCGTTCCCAAACGCCATTTTATAGATTCCACCGTATCCACGATTGCTAAGTGAATCTGCAATAGCTTGGGAGATGTTCTCATAATGGATAGCATTTTTCTTGTCTAGCAAGACTTCACCCGTGTTAGGGTCTGTCAATTTGACAAATCCTTCAATTTTTAACATGTTTTGAATTGACATTAGTTATCGCCTCTGACTTGGACTAGTATTTCCTTAGTATTGGGATCAGTAATTTTGAGAAAGGAACTGAACAAAAACCCGCTTTGCTCATTGGGTTTTACTTCTTTTTCTTCCGTTTTTTCTGGTTTTTCGTTCATAATAGTTTATTTATCATTTATTCTGTACCGACCTGCAAGAAGTTAGCTGGGAAACTATCGCTTACTTGCAACGGGTCGCCCTCAGCAGAATATATCTCGCTGTTCCAAGTACGGTCATAGTAATAGCTGAATAGTGTATTTGTTGGTTTAATTCCAGAAACAACTGTATATTGTGAGTGTAGTTTTCTTACTCCTGAACCCTTGACTCCTCTAGTAATTCCTAAAATAGTATTGTTGGCAGTATTGACTTTCTTATAGCTAATTATTTCACCGTCAATATTAATCAAATCCCCCAAGCGCAGTGATACTTTTAAATTATCTCCTACACTAACTCCGGATCTAATATAAATTATTGGTCTTGAATTCTTAATAGACAACGTAATATTAGACGGGTTGATATTTGTCAAGGTAGAAGTGTTGTATATCTCAACTTCTTTAATTGTTTCAACCGCATAATTCACAAAACATGCAATAGAATTATCAACTTTGACTGCTACTACAGATTGTGTTACTAAATCTATAACTCTTGCTACATTTTCAACATAAATTTGATTATCCAACATTTCCAAATCTTTAGTTAACCAAGTCGATACTCCTAAATTAGCACGATAAATTAATTGTTCTCCGTTCTTATCTACTTGGTTCACATAAATCATTTTATTTGGTGTGGGCGTAGGAATCATACTAGTAAATATAACAACATCACCAATATTAATTTCTTCTAAAATATTAACTGTATTGTCATTATTAATTCTCAATCTAGAATTATCAATGCGTTTACCGTTTGATGTTACATATAGTCTATCTGTATTTTGCAAAGTAAAATCAGGTTGATTGATTTGATGAATATTAGAAGCTTTCCAAATATAACCACCTGAGATGTATTTTGTAAGTACTTTTCCAGTTACCGGTGTCACCAGTACAGAATCATAATATAAACTTAGCGAGTAGAAACTTGTTCCATCTTCTATGTAAACGGTATCTGATATACTAACATAAAATGAACGATTGTTTAATTGTGTGGTTCCAATAATACCATCAATTAAAATCAGGTCTCCAGTTACAAATTCAGGAGCCGATGATATAGATATTGCTAAATTTCCCTTGTCTGTATTAACATAGAATATAGGATTTACTTTTAATGTATTTACAACCTCAGTCAATAAATATTGGTGTCGAGTATCATTAAATGATGTTACACTTAATATATCTCCTGTGGTTGGTTGAATTCCAGTAAGAGTAACTGTACCTATTAATGATGTTGGATCAAGTGTTAATATATAATCAGAACTAGGAGATAATCTTAGTCCGTTAAAATCTACAATTATAGAATAACCATTGCTAGTTGATTCTACATAGTTTAATAATGTTACTGTAAATGGTGAAGCAAAATCATCAGGATATACAAAAACTTGTGTTTCCGGAATACTGTGTGCAACATTACCCTCAACCTCTGATATTGCAGGACCCATTACTACAAAACTTAAATAATCATTGCTTGGATGATATGCAGTTGAAAATAATAGTTTAGCTTCTTTTGTAGTGGTAGTTGAAACAACATAATCAGTCAAATACACCAACTTTTCACCGTTGTGATAAACAACAGGGTTGTTATATGTTCCTTCGTCATATGCATAACCAAGCCAAATTTCAGTATGTTTAGAAATTGGATCTATACGCATTGGCATATTTTGTGAGTTACTTCTTATTTCTTGGTTACCGTTACCAAACTCGTAAACTTCAATATGCAAATATTTAGTATCATCATTTAGCATATCAACATCATATGCACTTAACGCAATTGTTTGTTGTACCCAATCAATAGTATATGTGTACTGATTTGTTAGGGTTGTAGTTATATTTGGATATACTTTAATTCCAGAACTATTAGACTTATCCATTAAAAATACTGATAATTGTGCTGGGTTTTCTGTGATAGTTGAAAAGTATATATTTTCTTCTGTCAATTTATGTGTAAATGATTTTACAGTAAAACCAGTATATCCAAAGTCGGCAGCAGACCAAGTACTTCCGGGACGTGTAATAACTGTCATAGTTAACGTGTCTGTTATTGCACCAGGAATTAATTCTTCCGGACCATATCCAGACATGAACGAATCGCCCTTAATTTCGTAAAAATCTTGGTCTGATTTAATAAGAGAAACGTTCTCCCAAACAAAAGTATCAACACTTCTTAAAATAGTAGCATTGTCTCCTACGACAATCCAATGAGTCCCATTATAACTAACACTAGTTAATCTCTGATTGGTATTAGATATCATACCATCCCAATTAACACCATCATAACTTACTAAGATTCTACCATTTTCACCAACTATTACAAATGTGTTGTTTGCAAATGTACCATTTAATAAGTTATCGGTGTTACTATCACTAATAGTTGCCTGCACCCAATGGTAAGTGTTGCTTGAAGTAAAGACATTACAATCATCACCGGCTACTATAATAATACTACCTGAGGATATCAATACATTTAAACTACTTGTAGTTACTCTAGGTAAAACTTCTTCCCAAGTATATCCATCTAAACTTCTAAAAACACGTGAGGTTGATTGAAGTGTAGTCATAGTATTTTCAACCGCAGTAATTGTACCGTAACCAACAGCTAAATAACCATCAAAACCCAGAGACGAAACGTATGATATTCTTTTGAATTCTTGAGGTAGTTTACTCTTTAAATTAAATGTTGATTTCCAAGAATAACTATCAAGACTTGTTATCACTTCGTTTCCAGCAGAAAAATACAAATTGTTGTGATATGATACACTGTTAAGTTTATCTTTTGGTGCAAAAATTGAAGTACTATCAAACGGAGTAATATCAAAATTAGATGAGTCGTATGGTGTAAAATCACCGGCTGAGATCCAAGACACTAGGTTATTACTAATTACTATAGGTGAAGTTGGTGTTTGTGTTACGACTACATACCGACCATCATGATGAACAATATCTTGTACTTCTAATTTGGTCTTACTGATTTTATTAAGTGACCAATTTTCACCATTATCATAGCTAATAAGAATAATAGAATAGTCATTAGTTTCGCCACATGCAACAAATACCCCGTTACTACCAAAAGTAACACCTCTTAGAGATATGTTTCTTGGATAAAAAATTTGATCCTTAAGTACAGTATCAAGCACGTTAGTGTTATCATCAAAAGATTGACCAAAATATGTATTATTTGGATAGTCAATACCTGAAATTAACATAGGTAAATTTTTACCCAACATATTTTCTGTAGGAGCATAATACCCCATAGTTCGGTCTAATGCGTTTAATACAGGGTCATCACTTTTAACTATTTCCCATTTATTAAAATCAAACGTAGTGTCATTATTACTAGCAACACAACGATATAAAACGTTGTTAAAGGTTACTAGGCTATATATATTGCGAGTATGTCCCGAAGTTATATAAATTGGTTCGGGAATAAACGCATAATCGTTAGTAGTAAACAGTATAAAATCATAAGACAATACTGGATTTTGCAGTGGTGCATCATAGTACAATGCTATGTTAGTACTAGTTAAAGGTTTTACATAGAATTTGTTAAAAGATTTACTAGAAATTCCAACTAACTCATATAAAGATATACCACCCAAGATTGTGTAAATTACTTTAATTTGTAGGTTGTTAACTGTGTCTAATCCACCCAACAAACTTCCTTTGATTGTAAGAACATCACCTGAAGAATATCTTGTACCAGAATCAACTATTTCAATAAAATATTTGTTTTCTAATTGTTGCACAGAAAAATTAGGTGAGTATATTTTTATTGTTGCTCCGCCACTTCGTGAATCAACATAAGTATATGGTGTTTTAAGTTTGTAAAAATATAATTCAAGACCTTTGATTTGTCCAGGACTTAAATTAGTTTTACCATAATTAAGGCTAACTACTGCATTTCCAATAGTTCCGGTAATTGCTATTGATGTCTTCGGTGATGCAGATGTTGTGTTAACTTTGTAGAATTTAGCAACAATCTTTAATTTTTTATTAGCAGGTACGTTAGCTGACAGAGTAATTGTTTTGCCTAATACTTTTGTAACTCTAGTATTTTCTGGAACCGTATCACCTGTAACAACCATTCCCACTTGCGGAAGTATACCATCAATATACTGAACAGTTTTTGCACCAGAACACGTAACATTAAGAGTATTCACTACTACATCAGTAATATAAACAGTATTTGCAGGTATAGTACCGCCGGATAGTGTCATTCCCTTGACAAAAGTATTGGTCAAAGTTCCGCCTGCAATAAACGTGTTTCCTACTAAAGATCCACTACTTGCAATTGCTGTGGTTGTGTTGGTTAAGGTTATATTAGTAATTGGTAGCACAGCCTCTTGTTTGCTAATTCGTGTAACAGTTGCCGGTGTTCCTGTTATTGTTACTTTTTGTATTTCACCTATACCACTAACTTGAGTTACTGTCAATACGCAATCATTTAGTGGAGTAGTTCCTCCCAAATTATTTCCTTTGATTGTAAGTGTGTTACCTACACTGTATAAAGTACCAGTGGATGTAATTTGAACATCATATGTATAATTTAATAATATATTAAAGACGGTAAATACTGCACCTTTGGTGTCACTATTTGCAATAAGTCCTGGGTAAGGTATTGCATAATCTAATAATGTTCCTAAACTGCTTTCAGCACCTGTAGCTGTAGCAATACTACCATAAAACTCACCAGAAATCCAAGGTTCTACTTTGGTTCTATAACTAGTTCTATCAAATTTTATTGTAGTAGTTATTTCTCTTGTAGGAGTATTTGAAATTATAGGCACTGCACGTGCAGTTACTTCTAATTTATTTTTAATGGTTGAATAGTTTGACACCAATACTACTCTATGGTTATCAACTAATGCATCTTGTTTAGTTTTATACAAAGCAATTACAGAATTTTTGCGGAACAATAAATCTGAATTAATTACGCGGACGTAGTAATATTTTTTGTTTTCTAATCCTGAAATACCATTTGTATTTGGTCCCATTGTGTACTTAACTACATCTCCGGTGACTAATGGTATTTTAGAAATCTGTATTGTATGCTCTTGATAATTAATATTGTTACTATCAAAGAACACGGTAATTGAAGGTTGAATTAAAATTTCTGGTTTATTTGTATAGCCAGCTCCTGGATCAAGTACAATAATATCAATTAATTTTCCATTACTCATCACTGGTTCAAGCAATGCCGGTCTAGTTGGTGCAGGATATATAGAAGTATCAACTATTGCGCTGATTGTTGGAGGGTCAATATAATTTCTACCAGTATCTAACAGCACAACTCCTGGTAAATCTATGTAGACAGTAGTAGGTGGATTATGAGTTGCTATTTTACTTCCATTTACTCCTCTAGTTAAATTCATCAACTTTCCATTTTTTCTATCAACTATTGAATAGTCGATGAATTCATTGTCTATTTTAATTCTACCAATTACAGGAAAACCATAAGCGTCGGTTAAATGTATTTCATCAGATACCAAATCTACATATGCGGCTAGGGTAGTTATAGGGTAATTCTTTTTACCAGTAAGTGATAATCCGTAATTGTTGTACCAGTCAGAATAAGTACTATCAGTCCAAATAGAATCATTAGGTAAGAACTGCCCGTTATCTCTTACTGCATCAAAAACTAAATTAGGTGTAATAAATTTAATAGTTTTATTGTCGTATCTTCCCGGTAAATCAAAGTCAGTTATTTGACCTGTATAAGAATCTAACGCATTGTATTTTAATAAAAATTCTTTAATGACAACACGATACGGTTTTACTTCATTAATATACCCATCTAAGAAAGTTTGATTGTCACGTTTATAATTTTTATCTTGTGCTAATTCACGTAAAGTATGATGTACATCAACTAATGAAGTTTTATTTAACCATGTTAAATTATTTTGAGATGTAGTGTTTTCCCCTACAATGTATTCAAACATTAAAATCAAACTTTTATTGCGATGTACACGTAATGTTTCGGTGTATACTTCTTCATTTAAAGCACGTACAATATAGCGAGTTTCCATTGAAGGATAAGCGTCAAACGCATTCAAATCAAAGAAATTGTTGTCAAATCCTATTTTATTTTTTTCGTAATCCCATAATGAATCAAGTAATTGAATAGTGCCCTGTTCTAAACCAACTCTATTCCATGTTGTGCCGTCATGTGCGTATACTTCACGCTTGCCCTCACCATTAGATGTGACGCCAGCAATCATTCCTGTATAAGGAGTTAATGTTGCTAGTCCATAATACTTAGGAACTTCAACGTCAATTTTAGTATTAACACTATATCCTTCAGCCCACCAGTAAACATATTCCCAATATTTTGTTGTATCAAAATCAGACCCTAAAATTGTAAACAATGTGGGAACTCTTACTGTGCTACTAGAAGTATTGCTTGAACCCAATAAACTTGGAGTTCTGAATTCTGCAATTGGATGTTGTTTTAAAACATTGTTGGCATATCCAAAGTAATTTTTTAACGCTTTTAATCTATTCTTAAACAAGCTTTGTCTTGGTCTATATGCTACACCTGTTTGCATTAATTTAGGTAGATTGATGTCAGGGATTACATTACCTTGACTATCTAAACCTGCAAAGCTATCTAACAATTTTTCATACAAAGCTTCAGGTTTAGTATTTTGTGCATAAATTGACGGCAACCCAGAAATAAAATCATCTTCATACCCTGCACGAATTAACTTAAACTCATTATACGCAGGGGTATCATTATTGCTTGTACTAAATCCAATATATAAACTAGTAGTAACATCATTTATAAATTCTCCTGCATTGTATAATCCAAATACATTTGGCTTATATGCGGCAAAGAAAGGTATTCCTGAAGTTATAGGATTAGCAATATACAATTCTAAGTTTGTATCAGCCAGTGTTTTTCCTTTATTTGTAAAAACAATATTAGTGTTACGAACCCAAAAATAGTATTTTAATACAAGTGATCCTGTGTTATCAACTTCAACTGTAGTAGAGTATAATTCTATATTATAAGGTCTTCCGTTACCTACATAATTTACAGGGGTGACATTACTTTCAATCCAAGAATATACCGTGACTGTACTCTCGGGGAAAACAGTGCCCCAATGTGAACTATTATACAATATGTCATCTTGATGATAGCTATTAAATTTTGCCGTAGATGTATTAAACCACAATTTACCAATATAATCAGATGCCCAAACTTGTTTATTATTTCTGTTGCTAACATTATATCCTGCGGGATCAATATTACCAATATAATCTAGGTTAGTGGTAACAACTCCTAGTAATTTTCCTTGTTGTGGATCTATATAATCTAATGATACTAATCTTTCATTGGTTACATTGTTATATAATTGCACTCCGGTAATTTTATCAATATCAACATAGTCTACCGGTTTTCTGTAAGGGCTCCAGTTAGGGGTCTTTGACAAGTTTCTATAAACAGTGATTCGTCCCAAACTAGGGAAAGATGATTCAAAATAATCAGGAATACCTATAACCAAATTATAGTTAGTAAAAACTAAACGTTTTCCATAATTAGTATTTTTTCCTTTATTGGTTGTCAAATCATTACATGATTGTGAGAACACATACTTACCTAGATTATTTAAATTTTCATTATTTTCAGGTATGTAATCATAGATATAAACTGCTCCTACACCTGCATAAAAATCTACCCATCTTGTAAAGTTATTATCAAAGTATGTATCATTGTTGGCGTTACCGTCATCAACAAAGTCAAATGTTGTAGGTAAAAATTTACTTGATTTAGTTGCACTTACAGCAAATGAATTGTATTCGTTAAATTTAATTGTGTAACCAAAGTGACAAGGATCTGTGACGCCATGCACTTCACGAATTACTTGAGTTTTAGTATACTCGGAAAAACCTAGACTATCAATAACTGATTTATCAAATACAGTTATTTCAAGTTTTTCATTTAATCTACTAGTAACAGAAAACTTTAAATAAAGTTTTAAACAATTGTTAGGTAACTTTTCTGCACCAATGTTATATAATCTACCAGAATAAACATTTTGTATAGTATTGATAATATCATTAATACCCGTGCCCGGTAAATTAATAGCTATTCCATTAATCAATATAGTAGCAGGAGATGACAAAGTTACCGGTCTAGTGCCAGTTAGTGTGCCATAACTCTTGCCCTCATGTGTATATCTATATACTGCACCCTCAATATTGTCTGATGAAATGTCTATAGGAGAGCCAACTAAAACTTCAGTACCAAATTTATTAGTGTCTAAGCCATTACCAAACAATATTCCTGAACGAATACTAGTTGAATAGTCGTATGGAATTAGTTCTTGAGTGTACACAAAATCACCAGAACTTACTGTAATTATGTCGCCGGCGGCTATATTTAAAGTATATTTAAAAGTAACTGTATTAGTTGATGCGGTATAGTCTGTATTTGGTTCTAAATAAACCCCATTTCTATATATTCTGATTGGGTTAACAGGAGTCCAAGCCAATGGCGCAGTTCTATCAGTCCAAGTAAGTGTGTTAGTATCAATTTGAGCTTGTTGAACTATGCGATTGTATACGTAAACTTTACCCATATTATAAAGATTGGTTGTAAAGTCGAAAGTTGGGGCTCCGATGAATATTTTAGTACCATCATAGTTACTTGAGATTGTTCTTCCAAAATCAGTATTACTTAATTTCCAATCACTTGTTTGTGTGCTTGGATTTTTATTACTGTTTGATTGAGAGATACCAATGTAGGTAAATCCATTATAATAAACAATATCATTTGGTGAATATGTTTTTAAACTTGACCAAGCAGGTATAACATTAGCTATACTTAAAGATGATATGCTTGAATAGATATATGTAGCCTTATATATTGGTGTGGCTAAATCAATGTCTGTTTTAAATGATCCATTTAAGAAAAATGTTGTTAAATTTAAAGCTGAATTGTATGTAGCAACTTCAATGGTATAAAAAATTCCCGTTGATGAAAAGCAAACCTTATCACCGTGACCCAAAGAATCTGATTGGTCTCCGGAGACGGTAAACTTAGTATCACCTGCTTTTATAGTATATGCAGTAGAATATCCTGTCAAGGTTCGAGTTAATTTTTCATCTAATCGATAAACATATACAGTAGATTCATTTATAGAACTAAAAAACAACCAATTTTTATCACCAGATAAAGCTACTGTCTCTCCAACTTTTTTACCTGAAATAGTAATTGTTTGATTCAATTTTATTGCAGTATGATTGCTTTTGTGCAATGCGTAAATGTAAATTTTACTAGAGGCGTCACTAGGTGCAGTTACTACTAATATATCGTTACTCTTTGCTATTGCAGTTCCATAATTTGAACCAAGGTTGATAGTTTCTTTTAATTCGTATGAACTAACGGTGTTTAATTGATTTAACGGTGCATATCTGTAAACAGTTCCTAAAGACGGATCACCCACAAATACTCCTGCATCATCATCATATGCAATAGACTCTCCAAAACGTTGAGTTGAACCTAATTTTACCGTATCAATAAACTTATAATTTATTGTTTTTTGTATAACTGTCCAATTAGAATTACTGTCACCATCAACCCAAATTTTTTGATTACCTACACCATCATTTATTAATTTTAAATCAGAAATATATTTTGTACTAGCGATTCGTTGTTTTTGAAATTTTGCACATATACCAGTAGCTGTGATGGCACTAGTACTAGCAGGTAATGACAAATCAACTTGCACCGTGTTTGAATCAATTACTTTGTTAACTCTATAAAATCCATTAACACTAGCATCATAATTGATAATCATAAATGTAGCATAAATTGGTAAATTATGAAAATTATCAAAAACAATAGAACAAGTTCCATTCAAATTATTAATTACATTAACAACTCTTAGAACATTATTAATAGTCCCCATTGGTACTGGAGTTAGTACTGTCCAAGTGCTAAGTTCGTCAGCTAACCATATATAATCACCTTGATATAGGTCCTTAATACTTACTGCGTTGTTGTTTAGTGTTTCATAAAGGAAACTATGTATTTTAATATCATTAAAATTAACATACCCAGCAGTTGGCAGTAACTCTAAATTATCTCCTGTTTTTATTGGTAAAATATTAGTACTGGTTATCGGAACACCAAAATTACTAAAATTACCATTGGGCATAGATAACGGTATTGTTTGCATTAAATATGTTTCTGGAACATCTTTGACAATTCCAATAATATTGGGATTTCCGGTCAATAACTTTTTATCTAAAACAATTTCTATAAAGTTTTTATTTGCAACACCGCCATACTCAGAAGTTTTTATAGCCCAGTTTTCATAAACATCATATGTGATAGGACCAATATCTAACTTAATATTTTGAACAGCATCAATGATATTCTTTGTTCCTTTTTCAGATATCATTGTTTTAAATAAATTTACTTGTGAAATATCTGATAAATCACTAGCCGCAAGATAATCACGCGGTCTGTATCCAATTAACGAAAATCCTAATACGTCTCCGTCATTTTTTAAATTAGCATTGTTAATATCATAATACAAAACACTTTCGGCTGCACGTGTACTTGCATTAGGTAATAATCCTTTTTGAATGTGTGCGTAATTAGTTTCTATCCAATCATTCACATTAAATGTTAGTGAAGGGGGTATAACTTTATTAGCCATCCAATATTTGTTTTGGTACGTAACAATTGAACCTTTAGTATATTTTATATTTGATGTCCAAGCCTCAATGTTGTCTTGATTTAATATAAAACCCTGAGCATTCATTGTACCATTCCATTCTGCGCTCTTTAGACCTCTAAGGAACAATCTATTTTGACGTAAGCCAGTCTGTGAATTAAAGATAGTATCATTGAACAAAGATTTGTTATCAAATACAACGATGTGTTCTAACGAACTCATTTGTGCAGTGAAGTATGCAATAGTATCACCGTCATTTAATGGTTTGATTTCGAATCTTGTACCATCTCTAGTAATTCCCAAGTCACTTATATTAATTGCAAATAAGTTTTGATTTAGTGCATAGTTTTGATTATGCAATGTAAGTGGTTGTACAATTAAATTTTCTTTATCAATTACTAATCTGTTAGCTGATGGGTTGACATTTATTAAACTGCCGTTTTCCCATCCTGCACTCACCCAGTATAAGACTTCTGCTACGATTTGATTCCAATTTAAAATAAAACCATTTTCTTGATTTTCAAAAATAAGTCCTTGGTCTGTTAAATATCTACCATAATTAACTATAAATTCAGATAATTCTTGTGGACTAGTAAACTCAATACCATAAGGTACATACGTTATAGTTTTTTCATATAAAATTGGTATATTTACAGTTATACCATTTACTGTTATTTCTTCATAGCTAGTATTACCGGTGTTTTTACTAACATACGTTATAAAATATGCACGTGTTTGACTATTACCAGAAACTTTATAGCCGGCAGCAGTTTTTTGTATTATAATACTGCTAAATCTAATTATATTAGTGACTTGATTTTGATACAGTAGAACATTATAACTTTCGTTAGGCAACAACAATGAAGCATTATTTGAATTGGTACTTGATTTTTCAAGATAGAAATTCAAATATTCTTTGTCCGTAAATCCAGCGACTCTATATGTAAGTCTAACATCTAGATTATTCAACAATGAACTAACTTTATCGTATCCTACATGACCTGTATTTTGTACATAATCAACTATCCAATTCATGTAACTGTGTTGAGCCGTGCCACTTCCATATAGTAACGGAATTTTATTATCATGTTGAAATCCGTCTAGCATATATTGATTGAATTCTGAACTAAACGCATATAAATCTAAATCTTGTGCTAAAGCAAAAAACTTAGCAGGCTTCATTAGTGCAAGAATTTTAATTAAATCAAATGGGTAATTGCTACTCTTTCTGTAACTGTACTCAGCCGGACCCATATCTCCTACTTGCCAATCTTTATCAAATACAGCATCAGTATATTCGTTTACAACAGAAGTAAATGGATTTTTTAAATTACCATAGCTATCAACCGGTAATATTTTTGATAATCTTGGTCTTGCTCTTGCAGGGTTTACAGTTCCGTTGATTTTTCCTGCTTCAATATCTGTCCAAAGAACTTTATTTTCGCTTGTGTACGGTGCCGCACCATATTTACCGTCCCACCATGTAGGTTTATTAACTAATCCTAACATTTCCCATGGTGTAGAATGCGGGGTAGTAGTATCAAAATACCACAGGTATATACCTCTCCAAAATCCTTGAATAACTCTTTTACCAAATTTATCAACACCGCCGGCGTAGTTCCAAGTAAATTTTTCGCTAGGTGAATAAAATTGATTAGCATAATCAATGTTGTTTTTTCCAACCCAATCCAAGAAATTACCTGTATATATTTTTTGAATTTCTTCTAATGAATTGCCAGTGTTTCTAAAGTATCCAGGAATAATATCTTCTTCTTTTATAGGTATACTAGCACTTACTTTAATATTATTATAGATGCGTGTTTCGAACTCTAATAAAACCTTATCTTTAAAATCTTTTAGTACACTATATTGATAGTCACCGTATAACTTAGTAAGAGACCCGTCATGTCCTCTAATAAAATATGTAGGTATCAAATAAGTATTGTCTAACACAATGCCCGGTTCAACTGCGGGATACAATCCTAATTTACTGGGTGTGTTTGGTACATAACTACCATATGTATTATTGTATTCGTTGACAGTTATTGATTGTCCAGGCAATAAATCTTTTGTAATTTGTAATTTAGGTTCTGTTTTACTTACAATATAATCACGCCCTCTTACCAATTGTTCTGAGGTTGTAATTCCATTCTCTACATAATTTAAATATACCAACACTGAATAATAATTTGCGTTGTCAAAATCATATATTCTGCTTAATGGGAAGAAACTGGTGTCAATAAATGTATTAAAAACATAATTCTTTGAAATGTAGGGTGCTCTTGCCGGAAGCATATCTGACCAAAAGAAGCTTTCAGATTCTTGCTTGTAAGATGCAATTTGTTGTAAAGCATCGTCTAACATTGTTGCACCTGACATATAAGGTGTATAATCTGATTGGTCAACGGTATTCAAAAGTAATTGTTTAAATTTTATATACTGATATTCATTAAAGGTCAATGCATCAATTAAGTTATATTCTCTATTTCTTAAAAAAACTGCTGTATTGACTAGTGACGCACTGTTTCTAATTATTTTAGTTCCATAGGGAATCAAATCACCGGAATCTCTAAAGTTATTTGAACCAAAAACATCACCGGTTATTTTTCTGCTATTTGTGAAAATACTTTGATATTGTCCTTTTAAATCACCTAAACTTAATTCTTCAATATCTACGTTGAATGGATTGTTAGCTAAATTACTAGGTATTGTATAGTATGCATTAGGGTCTAACGGGTCATTGCTGTATATTAATATCTGCAATAATGTATTGCTTTTAGGAGGATTCAATAAACTAATAGTAGTTTGATTTTTTGCAGTTGATTTAGTGACAGTATATTGATCGGCTGTTTGTTCTACACTATCAATAAATAATTTTGTTATTGGCCATGGAGTTGCTGTATCATCAACTGGTAAAATATTAAAAATCAAAGACGGGTTACTTGGACCAATCAAATAGTTAATATCAAATGCTTGATACTGAAAACTTTCTCCTTTTGCTGTTTCCCAACCTATTTTTCTGTTGTATTTGGTTCGTGATGTATAATTATGTACATACCCGTCAGTTATTTTATATGTAGTTGATATAGTATTTTTAATAAAATTAAATGAATCACTATTGAAGTTAACGTTAAAGCTTATGTCACCAACATTAGAAACCGAGCTATATTTAATAGGAAATCCTAAAACACTGTCGTTGCCACCTGTACCTATAGCATAAGAAAATAACTTGCTACCGGCAAAATTACTTCCATTATAATATGATTGATTACTAAAGCTAATACCATTAATATCAAAAACATTAAACAAAGGAGGTTGATTTATTAATGTCTTTGCTTGAGAACTATTCCATTTTGAACCATCAAAGTAATAAACTTTATTAATATTGTTTTTTAAGGATACAACTTGTTCGTCAGGAAGAACTACATCCTCCGGTGTATTAGTTAATGTAATAACAGGAGTTGCGTTAACCGATAATTTTTGAAATTTTACAATAAAGATTTTATTTTTAACTTCAATATTATTATCTTTTGTAAAAACAATTCTAGCACCATCGAATAACGGTATACTAGTATCTATCATATAAGATGTTTGACCTAATATCTGAGAATCTACATTGGTAGTAACAGTATCAATAAAATCAACAAATGATTTGTGAACAGTGCCAGTATTAAATAATTTTAAATTTGGATAAAATTCTATGATAGGTCTGTTTGCACGATTTAATTGATTATTCAATGCATTCTGAGCAATAGAACCATTTGTATATTTTATAGTATTCTTTAATACGTCAATATGGAACCATCTGTTGCTTCGACTCCATGCGTTTCTATTTTGTGCTTTTCTGTTAATGGTTATATAGTCTTTATTAACAGGAACATTTAGTCTTTCACTAAAACCTGAAGTGTCAAAATTTTCGGTGTCGTAATATTTGTATACGTTTTCAGTAAATTTTTCTGGAACTAACAATTCTGATTCGGGTACTAGGTAAATGCTAGAACCAACACCCTCAACATAATAATTTTTATTTTTGTAATTTTGTGGGTAAACCAATCCGGTAAAATATACTTTTAATCCGTTAGTAAATTTTACTCCCAACGGGCTAGTGTAATTTCTTTTTCCTAATATACCAGTTTCAATGTTTATAGCGTGGCTGTCTTGATTATCAATTAATTTGATTGTTCCTGTTTTTAAAGAATTTTTAGAATCTTGGTAATATAAGGTGTCTAAATTAGCAGTGATTGGTGGTAGTAAAATTATCTCTCCAAATTCATTGCGTACAAAAGATTTTCCAATAAATTGTTTTCCATTGGTAATAGTTATTTTTTGATTGGTTGGTATTTGCTTGTACTCTGATAATGAGATTAAAGGATCTCCGGTCTCATCTGCAACTAAACTAATTTTGTAAAAATAGTTATTAACTACGGTGGGAGTACTAGAATCAAAAGTAAGATTATCCAAAGTACCATCATCGTAAAAATTAACAATACGTGCGGTTTGATTAGGTGCAAACCCATAAAACATTATAATTTTATCATTTAAAATATTTACATTATCTAAGTTTTTAAATGTACTTAATGCTTTTCCATGAATGCTATCAAACGGTATTGTAGATATCAAATCAACAAAAATACTGTTTGCGTATATAAAAGAATCCTGATCGTTTACATGAGGTACAGTAAAAGTAATTATACCGTTTCCATTGCCATCAACTCCGTATATTTCTCTAGAACTTACATTATTTCTAGCAGGATCAACACCCGAAATACCAGGACTAGTTTGTATGTACATTTTGGAAGCTGGGTCTACTTGAAAGGTATATGTGCCGCCACGTAATAATTTTATTTCAGGATTTTTACCCAAAGCTTTGTCATTGGCAGTGAATGAATAATCAATTGTCTCATCTTTTACAATGAAAAGAAGTTCATTGTGTAGTAAGTCTGTGGTTATCTCAACACTATCCGGCCCATCAGGTAACCAATAATACTGACTAAAATTAACAAGTTTGTCCATATCAACAAAACTGTCCCATGAATAAAATTGATTTTGAAATAATTTAGAATGATTTACTACTGAACCATTTTCCGCTGCCAATGCATCAATTAGTCCCGGATAAGTTAATACGTCAACTGCGGTACTAGTATTTGATTTTGTAAAGACAACACTTGGTTCTAATTGATAATGTTGTCTAATACTATTTGTTTCGGGAATATAGGTATCACTAGCAGTTAATCCATATTCAAATTTTCTACCAATGTACCCTTCTATTTTATCCAATTTAGGTGGAGTAACCAACTGATCCAGTGTTGCACTTAAAAATTGTTGGTTAGATGATGTCCTAAATATTTCAGGAAGAAAATTAAGCGTTCTTACTTGAGATGTCATTATTGTTTTTCCACTGGTTTAAAATTCATTTGCAGTTAGTGATGTGATAACCTGTATATCAGAGACTTGAGCACAACTTATAAAAATTTCATTAGGTGCGCTACGAATTTCATACAAATCGCCAAATTTTAGTTTAGGATTCTTTGGAACTAAAATAGCAGACCCTATAAAGTCTCCCAGTTCACTATGTAAATACGCACTTAATTCACTAAAGTAAAACGTGTCCCCAAAATCCCAATTATTAATATTGAAATAAGTATTGATACTGTTGATAACAGAGATACTTATTTCACTGTCACTTGCGGTAGTAGTTGAATTTTTAATTACTTTAATTACCGCTTGTAATTCAGAATCTGCTTTAGACCCAAACAAAGGTTTAAATTTGACACTGTTTAGAATTACACTATCACTTAACATTTTATAATTTTCTATTTTACCATAGCTTTGTGCTAACTCATTTATTGTAGGTGCAGTTGGTTCAACAACTTTACCGGTAGTATCAGTGATCCATTGATTATATTGTATATAATATGATTGAGTCACAAGGTACATATCTATAATATTTGTGGTTGCAGGATTAATTCTAGAAGTACTACTGCTGTTATGTTTGTATTGAAAATACAGTCCTTGTCTTCCTGAATAATTATAAATACCACTTATTTCATTTACTAATATAAAATTAGCAGAAGTAGAATCAATTGCAGTTTGATAATATTTTTTATCTAAAAATGCATAAAAACGCTGACCTATTTCGTATAAGTATTTTACATTTTGAATTTGATTCAATGTACCGTAGCTGGTTTCAATATTTGTACTAGGGATGATTTTGAATTTGTTTAATAAATTGTAATCAATTATTTTTTCAACAAACACAAAAGCGTTTGGTACACTCTTGTATGCAGTAACGTCATCAAAAAAATCAGGATTACCAATAATTTGATTATTTTCTGGGTCTAAAATGCTAACTTCTACAGAATAATCATCCACATAACCATCAGATTCTACTGGTTGTCCTACTACAGCCAAATATATATCAGACGAGAAAGATGAATTTGAACTTGGAAGTGAGTTTGTTTTTAAAATTCTTATAGTATCATAAGTTGATTTTCCACTAAGTGGATCGTATATAATCTTTGTTTTATCAAAAGAAAATCTTGTATCATTAACACTACCAAAGTAAAATGATAGTGCTTTATTGGTTACTGAGTACAAACCATTACCTAAACTTTTAAAGTTAACTAAGAAATTAGTTTCTGAATAATCAAAAATTGTCCATCTATTTGGATCATTCAATGATAATGAATTGTTATACATTAAAGAAAAACTTTGATTTATGTTACAACGTGCTATTGCATTTTGAATTAAGATAGCAGGAACAATATTATCAAACACCGGAATGATTGTGTCTACTATTGAACCTGATGGTATATTATGGCTAAGTGTAATTGGACCCAATCCAGAAGCTAAATTACCCAAACCTCCGTTGTATCCGTCATTCACAACATCAACAACAGTAGCCCAAAGATATGTAACGTCTCCGGGTTGTGATAATTTTGGAATTAATTTATTGTTTTGAAAAACATATCCACTAGGTGCAATAAATTTAATGTATGCTCCTGTAGTACAATATTTCATATTTCCAGTAGTATATATTCCTACAGGTACGGCAGTATCACTAATATTGAAATAACCTGTAATATTTGTATAGTTGTATGAAGTTTGTTTCCATACATTATAAATTGGTTGACCAGTTATTGAATCTCTTGTAGTTGGTGAAAATCTGTTTGCGTTAGAAATGTAAAACTGTGACATTTTATGGTTAGATAATATAGACAACAAGTTATTAGTTAAAAAACTTATCACACTTGTTGTTCCTCTTTCTAGTGTAAATGTTCTAAACTCATTGTCAGTTTTCTGATACAATGCACCATCTTCAGCAAATGCACTAACACTTGAATATTTTGCAGTTGGGTCTAATAAATCATAGTTGCGTGAAGTTCCAATACTGCTACGATTCAATGCTTTACTTTTTAATACACTACTGTACAATGTTTTTGGGAATACGTTATAATCTTCACCATTTACCATACGATTTTGTGTATAGTATCTTGTGGGAGCACGTAATTTAATATCTGATATTGGTTCACGTGTTTGTGCATTGGTTACAGGTTGTGTTAGCTGTAGAGTTATTGTTAACGTTTCAACTCTATTAGTTTTACTAACATAACTAAAAGAAACAGCGGTTCCTTGAATTTCACTTGGATCAATATTATATTGAAGTGAGTTACCTGCTCTTACATATCCTCTAAAGTTTCCAATTGGTATTTCACCAAACACACCATCACCAAATATATAATTTATCTGGTCGTTAAATCTTGAGCCAACAGAGAATACTTGGTTATTATTCTTGTTAGATAATGAATATGTGTTGTTAAAAATATTATCAACTTTTTTCCACTCGGTTAGTTCCCCTGTTACAGGATCAATTTTAAATAACCAAACATCATTATCATTAATATTTTCAATGTTTACGCTGACTATCTGATTTGATAATTTTTGTGACAAAGAAAAATTTTGAGTCTTTAATGTGCCTTGTTTAAAATACATAAAGAATCCGGTATTTGATCCTCCGTAACCTAAGTTATCATTTCTGTACAATATATTAAATATTCCGTTTGCTTTTGGTGGCAATTCATAGATATAATCTTTTCCAACAGTGCTGGAACTAACTAATTCAAAGTTCATTGTAGTTCCGCTAACTGTAGCATTGAAGGGTACTACAGGTAGTGCATCTGCTGGTATTTGAATACTATATTCGCTAGTTTTAATTCCCAACACCGTAGTTGTATTTCCGGGACGACCAATTCTTTGCGAATTAATTAAAGCCGCATTTAAAACAGTATTGAATTGCTCTTGCCAATTACCATTTGACGGATCATTCCAGGTGATTGTCCTACCACCCAAATTAGCCCCATTAATATCACTTATATTTTCAGTAGTTCTAATTCCTACTATTTTTAAAAAGCCCTCAGAGGACAAATTTCTTTTTGGGCTATACCCAATTAAATTTGCTAGTTTAATAACACTATCACGGCGTTCTGCTGTGTCAATAAAATTTTCACGTGTATTTAAATCGTCACGGAAACTTAAGCTTTGCCCCATGAACGCAATAATATCCAACAATGCTATATACTCTGAACTCTCGGTATAGTCATTAAAAGTCTCTGGATAGTGAGTTCTTAGATAATCTACAAAAGTTTTACGCAGAGTTTCATAGTCGTAGCTTTGGAAATCAGCTTGACTGAAAGTTTTATAGATGGTTTTCCAATCATTGGTACCAAATATTGTTGATTGTCTAGAACTTGTGGCCATAAATGTAGTATCTCTCTAATATATTTATCGTTATAAAAATACCGGTTTTTAAGCTAGCGTAGCAGTATTTGTTTGTTGGTCAAACATAATACTCAATGTTTGTGCTTGATTTGTTGGATTTATTGCCAACTCAATCTGTGCAACAATTGTATTTTCTTGAGAGTAAACATCAATTGAATTAATAATCAATCTTGGGTCCATTCTAGAAATTCTTAACAATTCTTCTTTAAGTAATGCAACGGTATCAGGAGTATTTGGCTCATATATAAAATTCCAAATATTTGTACCATAAGAAGCTTTTCCCGGTTTTGATCCTTGCGGAATATTCAGCGCATTGAGGAAATCTAATATTACTAATTCATCATCCGTGACTTTATACTTTTTTGCCCCGACTGAAGAAGTACCTATTTTCTTATTGTAATTAGATAATCCTGTAGGTATATCGTTAGACCTAATTGAATTAATATGTTGTGTTGAGAATCCATAATATATTGCCATGTTTTTTCCTTTATTGTCCTGTAGTCAAACTGTACATTTCTTTTCTAATATCCTCAATGCGTTTGATGCAATCCTTATAATCCTGATTGGCGCTCGCATATTCTGCACTGTCAGCTCCGTATTTCTTTTCAGCTTTATTTTTTGCGGTTTGTAGGTCCCATTTTTTGTTTTTATCTAAATCGTCTAATTCTTTTTTCAAAGTATCATATTTGGCAGATGATTCCGCACTTAATGGTTTTACGTTCAATGCACCGCCCGAAGTGATTGGTAGTGCGACCCCCGGTCCCAGTAAAGATTTTGACAATGAATTAAGTTCTGTTCGGTCTACTGTATCTACGGCGAAAGTAGGAAGAACAGTGCTATTTTCACCACCTTTGGGTATAGCCCCTAAATTAGGTTTTGAACTAGCAGGATCAGCCTTGTTAACAAAAGAACCCAATGACGCTAATCCATCTTCAAATGCTCCTAAACCTAATCCAGGAGAAGTTACACTGCTTAATGTAGTACCAGTTGGTGATGAAGATTTTGCTATAGTTTGTGCGTTCTGTGGCAATTTGACCGGTAAATTTTCTGTACTAGGTGCACCTGCTAATGCTGACAAATCGGGCGCTCCATTAGTTAAACTTTTTAACCCGCTTCCGTTAGTAAGTCCTAAATTATTTGCTGGAGAGGTCAATGCACTCATAGAACTTTCCGAGGTGCTTGAAGTTGATATTGAGTTTTTAAGAGCAGATCCTTCGTTAGATAAAGAAGTAGACAATGATCCGCCGGGTTGAAGTCCCATGCTTGCAGTTAGTGTTTTGTTTAATTCACTGTTATTAGACTTCATTTGTGCTAACTCTGCATCGCTAAAATTTCTAACATCTCTGCCTGTTGCCGGGTCTTTAACAAACGCCGGTTTATAATTAGGATCATTTTCTGCTGTAGCGACTGTTAAGTTTACGGGCTTATTAGCAGAAAAACCTTTGAAAACTGACTTAACCGCATCAAATCCTTTTGAGGCTGCATTTTTTGCGTTATCAATTATTGAGGTTGTTGTTTTCTTAATTGAATCTCCTATTGTACCTGTTGAACTCATAGATTTTTCATTTAAATTGGCTGCATAATTTCCATCAGTAATACTTGAACTTATCTTAGCGCCGGTACTAGTTGATTGTGTTGTAGTGCCTAATCCTTTAACAAACCCAATAGTTGCGTCTGACCCATGTGTTAATGAACTAGATAACAACCCACCAACACTAGATTGACTTTCTTTACCAGTAATTATTCCAGAAGATTTGAGAGAGCTATATCCGTTTTCCATTATAGTGGTTGCACCGGACACTTGCGCCTTAGGATTTTGTACATAATCTGAAACACTATTGACTCCGTCTTTCCCAGTAAACAAGCTTGGTGGTAATGCTTCTTCAACTGTTTTGCCTTTTGCTACCAATGAATTGGCCAAGGCTGCACTACCCGGTTTAATAATCCCAGCTTGTTCTAGTTGAGTTGGTGTTTGTCCTAATTTTCCTAATATTGCTTGTTTTGTACCATTAATGTCCACTACACCAGAACCTGCGGAAACTGCATCTTTAGCCGGGCCGTTTGCTACGGTCACTGCTTGTTGAGAAATAATTGCTTGAGTTGTACCTTTATCTAATTCCCCTGTTGAATCTGCTGATGGTACGGTTGCGGCAACTGCAGGATAAGTAGGATTCTTTGGATTAGTTGGAACTGAACTATTTACTGCATCAACTTGAGCTGACGGTGGGCTAGGTAATGAATCGCTAGCAGAAGCTTTTACTTGAACATCAACTCCTAAATTAGCATTTGCCCAAGGTGTATGTGCAGGGGCACGACTGGTTATACTGTTAAGTTTTCCTGGGGTTACCACCCAACCCTTAGAACTATCAGATAATGTATCAACATGCGATGTTTTAGTAAATGATTTTACTGCTTCGGGGTTTAATGAAGTTGCACCGGTATTCAAGTTAATAACACTACCGTTTATATATGTTGTTGCACTTGATGCCAAAGAAGCATCTGATGTTGAGTTCATGCTCAACCCCTTATCAACTTTAAGTGTATGGTCTCCAACTGTATGTTGTGTAAATTCGCTTCCGATTCGTATATTAGTTTCTTTGTCACTTTGAATATTAATTTGTTCAGCATATATGTTAAGTTTTTTTTCAGCATGTATGTTGACATTGTTGTCTGCGTGAAAATTAATATCTCCTTGTGAGCGAACATTAAAACTGTTCATTGAATAGATATCTACAGTGCCTTCTTTGCCCAACTCTACATAACTCTGACCATTGGCATGTATCACAAATAAAGTTTGACCATCATCACTCATAGTAATTTGATGACCAGAACTTGTACGCAATCTTATTAATTGATTTTGTCCTTCTACACTACCGTCATCCATCACAAAACTATGTCCACCTCGGCGAGAAGTTACTTTAAGATTACTGTCTGTTTGTTTCGGTATACCTTCTGCAATAGCAGTATCATTAACTCCGTCACCCAATCCACCTTTATATATAGGTCTACCGGGTGTAGATATACCAAACACACGTGATGGTGTTTCACGCATACTAGAACTTGAAATTGCACCTCTAATTGGATCACGTAATAAACCTTGTTGTTGCAATTGTCCTGCAACTGCACTATGTACTGGACGATTAACATCAAGAAAATTACTTAATTCGTCATTACCAACGTCATTCCATTCTACAACAGGCAATGCTGTTGCACCGCCGTAACTATCAGCTTCACTACTATTTGAACTTATGTGACTTGAAGCACCTATGCCAGGAACCATGTGATGCAATCCTACTTTTGGAATACAGCCGATATAATATCCAAAATCTTGTTTACCATTTAAAAATATACATATGACTTCAGTTCCTATATCAGGCGGTACAGCCCAAAAACCATAGCTGTGATGGTTGTTTTTAAATGAGCCTTCATCACTACTTCCGTTGCCGTTGTCTCCCTGAGTAATACCAAAGAAAGGACTCATATAACTTACTGTAGTCCAGCTTGTTACTGCGTTCTCGTCTTTTGCACCAAAATCAGAAATGAACACTTGAATTCTTCCTGATCTGTTTGCATCTATAACGTTCTTTACTATACCTTTTACTGCATAGTTTATACTGATACTACCACCCTTACCCTGTTTATTAGCAGAAGTGGTTCCTTTGATTTTTACTACGTTATTAGTCATTTTTATCTTCCATCATTACAATATTATGCATAACTTGAATTATCATCATCTGGTCTTTGATTGTATGGATAATTTACACTCATAATTTTTGCGCCTGCTGTTGTTGGAGTGTTCGTACTTTCTAAGTTATCTGGCAAATTACCAAATTCACGACCAGTTGAAGTATCACTAGAAGCCAAAACTGAAGAATCACCACCAGTAGATTCTTCTGAAGAAAAACCAACCAATTTTCCTTTTGCATTATCTTTATTTTTTGTCTCTGCATTTTTTTGATTTTCTCTATTTGATTCAGAGTTAGAAGTTGATGAATTATCGTCTGTGGGCGGGCTCCAAAGCACAGTGTGTAGTTCTTGTGTAAATTTACCTCTTGAGAATGTTGACACAACATCCTTTGCCATGTAAGTTATACCTTGAACATTTTTTAAAGACTTTGGATAATTATATGCACTCAATTTATCATTTGCAGCCATTACACCAGTATCATTGTTGTAATCAATTACTTGTTTAAAGTCAATTTCAATAAACACTTGCCCTGCGTGAGGGTCAATTGAGTAGTCAGCACCGTAAAAAGATTCATATGCAGTATAGTCTACTCCAACAGTAGTTACGATAAAATCAGGATCACCTATTATAGTAATAGATGATGTTATTTGATCTGCCGGATTGTATAGGTTAGTTCTTAAACTTCCAATAGCTTCACCTCCCTTTTCAAACATAGTAGAAGTATCTGCGTTTGACGGGGTGTTTGTATTATATGGGGCGGCATACCCACCGGTGTTGGGCATTTCTTTTCCGGGTTCAGGATTTACCGGTGTATCCATATAATATAAACCATTATATTTCTGTTCGTAACTAATGACCTCTGTGTTTTTTCCAGTAAACCAATATTGATATCGTTTATGAGGTCCATAATATCCTTCAACATTTTTTACAAAAGCAGACCTTACAAAAGGTATTTTATACTCATTAATCAAGTAAGTTATTTCATATGCAAAATCATTGACAGTAGTATCATAAGCTATAATTTTTGCAATCGGGCTTATAACAAACCATTTCATCTTTTTACCAGATCCTGATTTACTGTTATCATCAGCGTTTTCTTCATCTTCTGTTAAATTTCTACTTAACCCATTAGTTATAAAAGTACTTTGTGCAATAATTCTTTCAATTGCTTGTGTAATAGCAGTACCTTTAGCAAAACTTACACTGCGGGTATTGTTATCTGGTTGTGCCTGACTTGCATTTTTATCATTCACTTGGCTAACATCGTTAATTTCTTTTAATCCAGTAATGTTTGATTTTATTCGCTGTGCTTCGGCTGAAGTAATTATTGTAGCATCTTTAATACTTCTAGAATTAGGATTAGCAAATTTTATTATAAATTTATTTGCAACTTTAATTTCTTCTTTATCTAATTGATCGGTTTGTTCTTTGTTTATAACTTTTTCTAAATTCATCAATGTTTCTTCGACATTTTTCCCTACCACTTGTTGAGGATTTTTAATTTGATTTCTGGCTACGCCATTGCCTTTTGCAACGGACACGTTAGCAGCCTTAATTGCATATGCAGTTAGTTTTCCATCTAATTTAAATTGAAAATCAATGATAGTTATTGGTAAATACCTTGTAAAAATACCACTGTCTGGGTTAGCTTGAAGATTTGAACCGTTTTTTGAATTAGGTATTAATTTATTAAGTGAATCATTGGTTACTAAATCACCGTTTTGGTCGTAGCCATAAAACTTAATTCCTATCATATATAATTGTTGCATGTGGTGTGTAGCTTTTTCTGCTCCAGGAAGCGTACTTAAGCGAGCAACTTTTAATGCCGCATCTTTTAAGTATGTTAGAAAATTAAAACCAAAAGGTTCGTATATTTTAAAATTAAAATCAATAGAATCAACACTAGGTCCACCAGTGTCTTTGGTGTTTAAAAAAGTTTGAAATGTTAAATCATCTATATAAAAATCTAAGTTGAATAAACGCTGATTCTTTCCGTCTGCATTTGTACCACCGGATTCAGCGACAATATACATTCCTGAAGGATTAATACTGCCATTTTCTACAAAATTACTATATGCCATTGGAGTTATCATATACAATGTTATATGATAATTGTAGCTACTAAATCTACTCAATGGATTATATGTTCTGGCTCCGGGCATACCAGGAGTGTATTCTTCTTCCGTTGCTACAACCGGTTCTGTTGCAACCGGTATAGTAGCAGTAGAAGTTGAGTCGGTTGAATCATCATCTGTCAATTCGTTATTTGTAGCAGGAAGATCCGGAGTCACCGAAGGTTGTTCGGGTATTTCCGCAGTTTCAACAAACACCGATGCAAAACGTTGTTTTGCAAGTGCTTGATCCTTGGGGTTTGTAAAATAACTAGGCGGGGGTTTTGGTCCCGGCATACGTGCTAAAACATACGGGTCTTGCTTGTCTGCGTTACCCAACCATTTTAGTTGTTCGTCGGTAAATTCAAATGCCATCTTATAATCCTAGGGCGGGTTTTATGTTAGCCATTTGAGGTAAGTAAATTGATGTTCCTGCAACAAAATCAAACAGTGGGTCTTTTAAACGATTTGGATTTCGTTGTGCAAAAACCCACCACAAACCAGCATTGTCATATAAGTCGTATGCCAATAAATCAGGACGTAAATGATATGTTTGAGTTATTTCCCAATACATATCTATAGGGTCTTTGGGTATAGGTCTGTTGACCATAATATCCAAAAATTGATTATTCACTATGCTTGAATCGTGATATGGACTAGATGCGTTATATAATGCCATTACCAAATACCTTTGTCGTTAGATAAACTACCACTATATAATGTTCCCTCTGCATATTTTTCTAAACTGAAACGCTGACTTGTATCGTAACGATTGACGATTGGTAATAAAGTTAAATTAATGCTTATTTTAGTTGGAACATAAGTAGGTGATTCAATTTGATTTGCCTTAAATACAGGATCTGCTATTTTTGCGTTTGGTTTTAACTTAGACGATTCTAATCTTAATAATTTACTACTGACAAAATTTGATACAAAATTTGCTACCTTGGTGCTAGGAGGAACCTTAGTTTTTGGTTCGGAAGTTTTTACATCTTGGCTAGGAGTGGAACCAGGACCTGTCAACACCCCTGCCTTAATATAGTCTACGTCAGCAGGTAAATGATAGCTAAAACTTGATATTGCTACCGGATGTTTATCAAACTGATACTGTCCAAACCCACTTAGATAACATAGTGGGGGAGGAGTTCCGTTTGGTGGATTTTTATCTTGACCATAGAACATTTTTGTAGCGGATCTAAAGAAATGAATTACTGCTAGTAAATAATTTGCTTCACTTGTGTCTTGTGCAGTAAAATCTCCTTGTATAGTTATTTCACCTACACTGCTATTTTTGTATTGATATATTTTATAATTGCTATGAGTCAAATCAGTTGGTTCATAATTTGATGTATAGTTCATGTTAATAGAAGGAGTATATGGAAATATTACTCCTTTACCTTTTAAAGGAGCTAAAATGCCGGGGTCTGGTGCGTTATACAAATACGTTGAATTGGGTGCAAGTTTTAGAGTTAATCTCCAGTCGTTGCTAGGAAGTCCCGATACAGGTACTTTAAAATTTGGGGTCTCTTGTGCGGCATTAGTATTACTTGGATTTTCAGGGAGAGTATTAGAAGTTTGATTGAGAGACATCGCATTCAAATTGGGGGTACCCTCAGAATAAATTGAATATGATACCGGTGCAGGGCTTGACACAGGAGCAGTGTTTATTGCAGTCAGTATACTATTTTGTGTTTGAGCCAGTGGCTCTTCGCCGGGTGCTACTGAAGGTGCTGTTAATCCATAATTCGTTGCCATATTTAAACCTTTACTAAATATATTTATCGCTACTAAAAAGTGCTATTTTTACCTTTTCCTAATAAAAATAGTTGCTTTTTGTCTACAATTCTGTTACAATTGTAACAAGGAAACATTAACCACTTATGACTATCATAACTAAAAAACCAGTAAATTATTTAAATAATAAAGACATTTTAAAAGAGATTCACAGTAGCAAAAACTCATATTGCACTTTTCTAGCAGACACAGACCATAGATATGATTTTATCGTGGATATGCCCCAAGCTAGCATTCCCCAAAGCTTAGAATACGCATACAAGCCAGAAAACATTCAGTTAGCACGTGAAAATCGTGCTGAAAGATTGGATGTTGAGCAGGGTATTGCTAAAGGCACGACTGATCCAATATCTATTCCTACAACAGACTTAGTGTTTAGAGTAATGACTTGGGATCATATTCCGGTCGCACCCAAACAACCACGTAAGGTAGACAAAAAGAAAACTGCTAAAGATATCTTTGAATACGAGGGCGATGCTGATGAGATTTTTGCTGACTTAGAAGATCCTACTACTGCTAAAGAAGTTGACGACATGGTACATGTTAAAGTCAACTTCCCGCCGTTTCAGCACTTCCGCTTAGATAGCACAAACACTTTCAGAGTTATCGGAAAAAGTCATTGGAAAGGTGATTTAGAAAACGGTGAGTTTGGTAAGGATCATGGAAATATCACCAACAAGCTTGCCCGTATGTACATTATGTTATGTGAAAAATACGCAATGAAGTTTAATTGGCGCGGGTACACATACAATGATGAGATGCGTAATTCAGCCATTCTACAACTTACATATGTTGGCTTACGTTTCAATGAAGCTAAATCGGCAAACCCATTTGCATATTATACAGCGGCTATTACTAATAGTTTCTGTCGTGTATTGAACACCGAAAAGCGCAATCAAAATATCCGTGATGATATTTTAGAAATGAACGGGCTTAATCCAAGCTGGTCACGCCAAGGTGTTGGAACTAGTTCTACCGTCTACGAAGAATAATTTAACCAACGGAGTTGCTTTTGCACCTCCGTTTCCTATATAATATACGAATGACTAACCTTTTCAAAAAAGCCGCAGTTTTTACTGACATTCATTTTGGACTTAAGAGCAACAGTTTACAGCACAATCAAGACTGTGCTAATTTTGTAGACTGGTTTATTAAAAAAGCAAAAGAAGAGGGTTGTGAAACCTGTTTCTTTTTAGGTGATTACAATCATCACCGTGCTAGTATTAATATTCACACATTGACCTTTGGTCTACAAGCACTTGAGAAATTAAGTGCTTCATTTGACCAAGTATTCTTTATACCCGGCAATCATGACCTTTATTATAGAGACAAGCGAGACATTCATTCAGTTGAATGGGCTAGACATTTACCTAACGTGACAATCGTTAATGATTGGTTTAGTCAAGGTGATGTTGTTATTGCACCTTGGCTTGTACAAGATGACTATAAGAAAGTTCAAAAATTATCTGGCAAATATATGTTTGGTCATTTTGAATTACCAAGTTTCTACATGAATGCTATGGTAGAGATGCCCGATCATGGTGAAATTAGTAGTGAACATTTTACTGGCTTTGATAAAGTATTCAGTGGGCATTTTCATAAACGACAAGCAAAGAAAAACATTTGGTATATCGGTAATGCTTTCCCACATAACTATGCTGATGCAGGTGATGATGCACGTGGCATGATGATATTGGAATGGGGAGTTGAACCAGTCTTTCATAGTTGGCCAAGACAGCCCATATTTAGAGTACATAAACTTAGTGATATCTTAGAAAACCCTGAAGGGTTGCTATTAATTGACAGTCATGTTAGAGTACATCTTGATATTGATATTAGCTATGAAGAAGCAAACTTCATACGTGAAACTATGATACCAGAACACAAACTACGTGAGATGACATTGATACCTATGAAGGTTGAACAAAGAGAGAATCAAGGATTTGATGGTCTTAAGTTTGAAAGTGTAGACCAGATTGTCATCGACCAGATTAACAGCATTGAATCAAACACATTTGATAAACGAATTTTGTTAGAGATTTACAATAACCTATGAAGATACCCAGAGAAGTTAGAGAATTAGAATCGTTGATTAAAGTAAACAAGCATTTAGGTATTGCTTTATCTGAGTTGACTAATACTCATTCTTACTTAGGTAGCTTAAGAGAACAAAAGACGTTGATTTCAGTTAAACTGAAATTAGAAGGCATAATAGAACGAACGTTGCAGGCTGAGAAATCATCCAAAGACAGTTTTTTTAGAAAATTAAAATGATATTATTAAAGAACATTACATTACGAAACTTTCTATCAATTGGTCAAGTCACACAAGCAGTTGACTTTAACCGGCAAGACTTAACACTTATTCTAGGTGAGAACTTAGACTTAGGTGGTGACGGTGCTCGTAATGGTACAGGTAAGACCAGTCTTATTCAAGGTCTATCATATGCATTGTTTGGTGTACCCATTAACAGTATCAGAAAAGATAATTTAGTTAATCGTACAAATGGAAAGGGTATGCTAGTTACACTTGAATTCAGTGTTGGTGGCATTGACTATAAGATTGAGCGTGGTCGTAAGCCAAATCTATTACGATTTTATGTAAATAATGATTTACAAAAAGGTACGGACGATGCACAGGGTGAGAACAAAGAAACACAAGTAGCAATTGAAAAAGTATTGTGTATGTCTAGTAGCATGTTTCGTCATATCGTAGCATTGAATACATATTCAGAACCATTTTTAGCATTAAAAAATAACGAACAACGTGAAATCATTGAACAGTTGTTAGGTATTACTTTACTTTCTGAAAAAGCAGAAACAATTAAGGTACTGTTGAAAGATACTAAAGATAGTATTCAAGGTGAAGAATTTAAAGTCAAAGCTATTGAAGAAGCCAACAAGCGAGTAAAAGAACAAATTGAAAGTTTAAAGCGCAGACAAGGGCTTTGGCAAAAGAAACATGAAAATGACTTAGCATACTTAGTTGCACAATATGATGAACTGTCACAAATTGATATTGATAGTGAATTACTAGCACATAAAGAGTTAGTAATCTGGAATCAAAAGAAGAAACAACAAGATACATATAATGCATTATTGGCTAGACAAACTGCTTGGAAGCAAAAGCAAGATAAAGATGTTACTGACTTATTAAATCAAGCAGAAAAACTAACCAGAATAGATATCGTACAAGAAATCTTAGCACATCGTGCCTTGGTTGAGTATAATAACAAGTCAAAAGAAATTGCAGACAGAGACAAAGAAGTTGCACGAATCAATAAGGACATTGATAAAGAAAACAAGTTAATTGAGAAATTAAATGTTGAAATTATAAAGTTGTTAGCACATCAATGTTATGCTTGCGGTCAAGATTTCCATGACGAACAACACGCTAAGGTTCTAGCAGATAAAGAAAAGATGCTAGAAGATGCACAATTTCATGTTACTACACTGTTGAATCAATTAAAAGAATTAAACGATAAAGACATTGTATTGGGAGATAAGCCTAAGACACATTACAAGACAGAAGCAGAAGCAATTCGTCATGGTAGTGATGCAGAAAACATTCGTACAAAGATTCTTGAAAAAGAAAAAGAAGTTGATCCATATGCTGAACAATTAGCAGAACTTACCTCGGTTGAAGTGGGTCCTATGCCAGTTACGCATTATGATACAGAAGCACAAGCGATTGAACATCGTAGCAAAGTATCAGGGTTGTTACAGCAAATTGAAACTAAGGCTGCTGAGTCTGATCCATATGCTGAACAGGTTACAGAGATGGAAAGTAATGCGTTGCAAGCAATTGATTTTGAAGCAATCAATAAACTAACTAAGACTATGGAACATCAAAAGTTTTTGTTAGATATTTTAACTAGCAAAGATAGTTTTGTACGTAAGAAAATCATTGACCAAAATCTGTCATATTTGAATAGTCGCTTAACACATTACTTAGATAAGATTGGCTTACCACATCAAGTAGTATTTCAAAATGATTTAACAGTTGAAATTACTGAGTTGGGCCGTGAACTTGACTTTGACAATTTAAGTCGTGGTGAACGTAATCGGTTGATTCTAGGCTTGAGTTTTGCTTTTCGTGATGTTTGGGAGAACTTATATGCACCAATCAATACATTGTTTATTGACGAATTGATTGACAGTGGGCTAGACACAATGGGTGTTGAAAACGCTATTGCTATTCTTAAGGACATGTCACGTAGACGACATAAGTCTATTTGGCTTGTTAGTCATCGTGAAGAATTAGCCGGACGAGTTCCTAGCGTATTGAAAGTCGTGAAAGAAAATGGCTTTACCACATATAGTACAGCAGTAGACGTAGAATAATTTTGAAAGTTGCACACAAGAGATAAGTATATGTCTATGCCATCACCGAGTAAGAACAAAGGATCAGGGTTTGAGCGAGAAATCGCAAAATATCTAAGCGAAAAATATAGTGAAAGCTTTATTCGTGCCCCTGGTTCCGGTGCTTACGTTGGTGGCAAGAATCAATCTAGAACACAGATTCTACATGAAGGTCAGATTCGTAGCTTTAAGGGTGATATTGTGCCCGGACAAAGCTTTCCGAAGATGAACGTAGAATGCAAGTTTTACGCTGATTTTCCTTTTCACTTGTTATTATCAGGTGAACACAAAATATTGGATTCTTGGTTAGAACAACTACTTGATGTAGCCGATCCAGACGATTTAAACATTCTGTTTATGAAGTTTAATCGTAAGGGTCGTTATGTTGCTGTGCAATGCAAGCTAACATGGATCACCGATAATTTTTTCTTTTACGGAAGCGAAAAGTTTGGTGATTGGTACCTCATGGAATTCGATTTATTCTTTAAACACAATACCAAATTAGTACAAACATATTCAGCAGACACAAAGTCAATTGAAAATACAGACACAAAGTCCACACTTACTATTAATATTTAAAAATTCGTAGGCTTGGTTGCAAGTCCTCCTTGAGACTGTACAGATTGTGCTGTGCCGTTGGATTCTGGAGTATGCATGTTAGCAATAACATGGAACACCGAGAAGGCTCTCGTCAAAGCGAACCTTCAATGAGTACATATTTTACTTTATCTTGCGAATATGTAACATGCGTTGCTGAAGAATTAGGCAGAACCTAATAGCTTCAACTACAGACCCAGTAAACCCTACAGAGCAACCGGTGGCGAATAGTGACAAAAAAGAGTCGATTATTCGGGGAATAGATGACTATGGACGACGGGCATGGCAAACATACCTTTACCATTGGTAGTGCTGAATAGCACTACCATGGCTTTCTAAGCGGCAATATAGTCCTTAATACAAATAAACAAATTACAATTAATTAAACTAAAAGACCGTAAAACAAATAAGGACGAGCGATAGCGAGTACTTAGATGAACGCAGTTCATCTCCCAATGAATGAACACAATACTAACCCTAAGATTATCAAATGACATTCCATGGATTAGAAGAACGGCATCTGTGTTTTCTTAGTAGTCTCTAAGTTTTCTTCAATGATTTCATTAACTGATTTTAATTCGTCTGGACTAAGATTTAGTACATCCTCATAGGTCAACGCCCCACGCATATACCAAGCTATTCTTGCGGAGTTCTTTTTAATAGCTTTAGTCTCCCGTTCCATTCCATCAAACAGCTTACCCATACCCTCGGGATCGAGGTATAGAAGCCTTAAGCGAAAAAATCGCTTACGTTCAATGTAAATAATTGTTCATACTCATGTGAACAATGTATGCATTTGATTTGTAGGGGTTTAGTTTGTGTGCTTTCACGTAAATTGACACTATAGTCTTTAATAGTTTCAAATGTCTTTTTGTCTGTGTTTTGCAAAAACTCAACGATGAAAATACGGTCATTTACAATTGCGTCGGGTGTAGCAATATAATCAATCGTGTTGACTAATACATCTAACGTAGAATCGGTTATAACTTTTAACAGATCCATTGATTTAGCTTCACGATCAGGACCATCTTCCATTCTGTCAATTGACATAATAGCTTTTTGAATTTCAAATTGTCTCACACTACTTTGAGACAATGATTTATAATTTAATGGTTTAAATTTAATTTTTAAATCATTGAGAGTCAATCCTGATTCGTAGTCCCCTGCTTTGAAACTATTCAATACAATACTTAGATTAACTCCATATTTGCTTTCCTCACTGCAACTAGGGCATGTAGTTTCCATATCCATTTCGCTACCATTGGTTGCAATACGTATTGCAACTAAAATAGCATCTAAGTCAACTGTGGTTATTTTCCATGGCTCTTTTATCGCGGGTACACAGCTTTTAATAATATCTGTAACAGCGGATCCGTTATACAATGCGTCTGGGGTTTTGCTAGTAATCTCATCAATTGCTGTCATTGGATACACTGGTAATTCTTTTGTTTCGGGCATGTCAATAACACCAAACTCATACCCTAATCCCCCGCTAGGTAACTTTAAATAGATACTTGGGCGGCGGAAATACTGCTTTAACGGGTTGTTTTCAATACTCATTATTTCTCCTAAAATGGTAGTTTTTATACACTAAATACACTTATACATATTTATTGGCTAAAAATACATGGATAATAATTCTGCCCAAGAAACACAAAGGCTTATTGACGAGCAAAATGCACGAATGGCATCCGTTGCCGGTTCGTTAAATGATGCTTGGTCACGTGAAGCAGGTCGTTTAGGTTCAGCTACTTCAGATTTATCACTTAGTACTAGAGAAGCAGGTCAAACATTAGACATGGCTGCTAGGGGTCTAAATGAATTAGGTTCCGGGGCTATTCAATTTTCAAGAGCATTAACATCTGGACAAGATGGATTATCCAAATACGGCAATGCGCTTAACACTGCTGGAAATGGTTTAGGTACATTGTTGATGTCATTGGGCCCAGTGGGCGCAGTATTAGGAGCATTTACAAAACTCTTTACTAGTACTGTTGACAGTGTATTTGGTAGAGTAGACAATCTTAATAAAGGATTTGACCAACTAGCAGAACTAGGTGGAGCCGCACAATTTACTACTAAGACACTTGGTGATTTAGCAAAGGATGCTAATTATTTACCAGTTAACGGAGAATCATTAAAACTTGTAAAGATTATTAGTGACCTTGGACCAAGTTTAATGTCATTGGGTAATACGTCTGGCGAGGGTATGAAAAAATTTGCCGAAATAGCAAGTTTTGCAACTAAATCCAAAGAAGAACAAAATCTTATACGTAATCAATTTAATACGATTGGTATAAGTCAAGAAAAATTAACAAAGTATCAAGCTGATTATGTAAAACAACAAGGGATGTTAAATCAATCCCGAGCTAAAGAACCTAAGCAATTAAGTGACGAATCATTGAAGTATGTTACTACGTTGGCATCACTTGCCGCATTGACGGGTGAGACAACAGAAACTATTTCACAAAATAGAAAAAAAGATTTAGAAAATTTTGCGTTTAATATAACATTACGTGAATTGAGTACAACTGAAGCAGGTAAAAAACAAGCAGATATGTACCTATCAATGGCGCAGATGATGCGTAGTAATGTCAGTGGTACTGCGGCTCAAGCATTTATGGACGCATTGTCAAGTCCTCAAAAAATGTCTCAGTCAGTCGTATCAATGTTGGGTGAAACTCAAGGTCAATTTACTAATTGGATGCAAGATTTTAAGAGTGGTAAATTAACTGGTGAAGGTTTAATAAACAAATTAAATGAAAGTGGTAATAAAACATTAATGCAAATGGCTACTTCTCTTAAAGCTAATCCTGAATTAGCGGCAAGAATGAACATGTCAGCAGAACGAGTGGCTAATCTTAATAAAAATGTAGCTGAAGGATCGCTTGAAGCTAAACAAAAAGAACTTGAGGAAGCAAAAAATCGTGTTGATTCCAATAAAGACATTCAAAATACAAGCAATAATGCAAGCGCCGCACTTTCAACAGCATTTGATTCTTTCATTGAATTGATACAAGGACCAGTGACAACTGGATTCCAAGCTTTAATGAAAGGTTTGCAAGTATTGATGAAAGGGTTTATGAAGAAATTTGGTGATTGGGTAGACATGCCACCTGAATTACCTTATTTGTTTGATTCAACCGAAGATTTAATTAAACAACAAAAAGAATTAACCACAGAGCTAGAAAAAAAACAACAAGCAGTTGCTAAAGCTAGAGAAGAAGATGCAAATGCAATTAAAGACCCAACATCAGGTGATACTGGTTCTATGGAAGGATATGCAGAAAAAGAATTAAATGAAGTTAACAAACAGTTAATGGCAATTGATAAAGCTAGAAGAATACGTGATGGTGAAAATTATAAAAAAGTTGACGAAAGTCTTAAAAAACAACAAGAACAAAAAGAAGAAAATTCTAAAACTAAAGCTACAACTACTACAGCAACTGTCAGTGACAATAAATCTGCACAAACAAATGCAAATACACCTCAAGTAGATGCAACTCCTTCAGATAGTAGTGTTCCTAATCCGCAACTTCCAACAGCAGATATTAAACCTGTTATGAAAATGCGTCAAGGTGGTAAAATTAATAAAACGTTTTCTTCCGGTGGGGTTTTACAAGGACCAGATTCTGGATATAAAACTGTTATGCCTGGTAATAAAGATTATGCAGTGGTTCCGTTACCAAATGGCGATTCTATTCCAGTTTCTTTCATGTCTAATAACAGAAATAGTTTATTATCTAATTCATCAGGTGTTAATTCATTAATGGATTCATATATACAGAACTTGAAAAAAACAAACGTTGATCCTACTAGCACTTCAGCACCAGGTACATCTAACAGTAAGATGGCTGGTATTGCACTTGAATCAATTTCAAATAAACTTAATATTTTATTAAGTGTGATGAAAGAAAACAATGGATTGCAAAAAGATATGTTACAAAGTGTTAAGGGATAACAATGTCTAATATTGATAGAGAAATTAGTCAATTAGGTACTGCTGCCGGTGATATAACTAGTAGTACCAAAACATCCGCTAGCTCACTAAAAAAATTAGTAACAGCATTCAAAGATATAGCAAATATATCAAAGTCTGCCTTTTCGGCTATAAGAGATACTAGTACTGATACTAGTAAATGGGCAGGGTTAATTACATCAACATCAAATGCACTT